CACACGTGGTAGACGTCGCGGAAGCGGCCTGAAGCGCTGCGCTCCACGTAGTCGACCTGATAGCTGCCGGCGGGCAACCGCCTGAGATAGGAGCGGTTGTCGCGCCACGGTCGTTCGCCGATGTAACAGATGATGGTGCTGCCGTTGAACAGGGCGCCGATGGTGCCCTGGTCGTCACTGAGGAGGCGGTAGAGCCTGAGCTTCATTTGCTGCCGGCCTTGTTCTCAAGGATGCCGATGCGTAATTCCAGGCCGTTGATGCGCCGCTCCATGTCGTTGACGATGCCCAGGCGGGCCTGCAGCGCCGAGACCTGTTCTTGCAGGCGCACGATCTCTTCGCGTGAGGCGGAGACGGTGCTGCCTACCCATAGCAGGATGGAGGTGACGACGACGGCGAGGATCGTCTGAATGTGCCGCTCAATAGCGGTTCCCTGTCTGCGCTCTTCCTGGTCTGACATGTTAATCCCACAGTTTGATGGTTGTTTTTTCCTGCCGGGCAGGCTGGTCGGGTAGCACGACGGTGGTGCCCATTGGCAGCACCGGCCCCAGGGCGGCAAGCCCGGGATTATTTGCCAGCGTTTGCTCGGTGATGCCGGCGGTGTAGCCGTAGTGGCGATAGCAGATGAGCTCTACCGTGTCGCCCTGCATGGCGATGACGCGGGTGCCCACTAGATCAGCTCCACGGTGAGGTGGGGCTCGCGCAGGATGTTGCGGATGGCTTCGCGGGCTTCGCGGCGGTAGCCGTCTTCGGTGCCGTTGAAACCGATGAAGCGCCTCATGCCTTCTTCGGTGGTGTCGATGTCGTTGTAGACCTCGATGAGCTGGGCCTTGGCCATGGAGTAAACGGCGGTGAGGTCCCAGTGGGTGAGTTCACTGAGCGGCTCCTGTTCGGTGCCGTAGTTGTCGGCGGGTACCTCGGCCAGGGTGGCGTAGCCGAGCAGCAGCTGTGCGCCGCGCCATTCGGCAAGCTCGCGGTTGACGTCGATGATGGCGGTGCGCAGGGCCTGGATAACGCGCTGGTCGGTGACGGTGTCTTGCGCCCGGGTGGCGGCACGAAATGCGGCCACGGCGATGGCGGGGAAGAAGGTGATGTTGCTGACCGTCTGGTCGCTGGTGTCGTTCGGATTGTTGGTCGGTGCGAACACCATGACGGTCACCAATAATTAGGGCGGGGTGACGGAGTGGTGGCGGGCGTTGACGGCGGCGGCCCCTTGGCTCTTGCCTGTGTCTTTGCCTTGCCTCCACACCGGCCCCGCGGCGGGTGGAACTCAGTTGCCGGCAGCGTCTTTCTCTGCCTGTTTTTTCTCGCGTTCGATCTGCTCGATGAGCTTTTTGACGCCGCATTTATCATGCAGCTGCAGCGCCCGGTTGAGGTGCAGCAGGGCGGAGTCGAGCAGGCCCTCTTCGTGCAGTTTGGTGCCGAGCGCCTTGTGCAGTTTGGCGCGGACTTCGTCGGGCATGTCGTGATCGGCGGTGAGCGATTCGGCGCCGACCAGGTCGTCGAGGCTGACTGGCAGGCCGTCTTTCTTGGCGGCGTTGTCGGCGATCTCTTCGGCCACGATGGTGGCGGCGTCGCGACGGTGCTGCTCGGAGGTCTGCATGCCGCTGGCCAGTACGTACTCGGCAATGGTGAGGGCGCGGCTGAAGTTGCCGGCGTCGATATTCCATAGCAGCAGGGTGACGATGACGTCGTCCTGCACGCGGGCACCGGAGGCGATGACGCCGTCGATGTAGGCGTCGTATTCGCCGACCAGTTCCTTCTTCAGTTCGATTTTGCTCTCGATGGACTGGATGGCTTTGAGGCGGCGCTTGTGCTCGATCAGCTGCATGAGCATGAGTTCGTACTGGTTGGCGTGGGCCATGTCGATGCCGGTCTCGGCGGCCTTGCTGGCTTCCACTTTTGCCTGCTGGCTGACGAAGTGGCGCTGGGCCGGTGAGCCGGCTCGCCGTTGTTCGCTGACGCCTGCTTCTTCTGCGGTGACATCGGAGGAGGGCGCGGCGGGTTTTTTCTCTGCCGGCAGGTTATGCCCGGCTGCCTTGGCGTAGTGTTTTGCGGCGGGTGATGCCATGTGCTTTTCCCCTGAATACGGGAGGGCCACGGTTGTGGCCCTCGGTCACCAGTTAGACGAAGGTGATGTTCTCGACGGCGCAGAGGCCACCGTGGTCTTCGACCACGTAGGCTTCGTTGACGGACTGGTAGTCTTCGACGCGATCGCGTTTGGCGTTCTCGACGATGGTGCGGCGACGGCTGCCCTCCTGGTAGTAGATGGAGAGGTTGTCGAGGCGGGTGATGGCCATGGCGTTGGCCGGGAAGTTGGGCACGCTGACCGCCTGTTTGCCGCCGACGCGAACGGCGGAGAGCATCATGTCGAGGGCGCGATTCTCGGTGGGGGTCTCGGCGTGAGTCTGGATGATGGGGAAGTATTTGTCGGCCAGCAGTCCACTGCCCAGTACCACGACCACTTCGGGGTCGTTGCGGTACCAGGGATCGAGCAGGTTCTGCACGGCATCGAACACCAGGGAGTCGAGGTTCTTGTAGTCGCCGGTGGCGCCGACATTAACGACACCGGAGGCGCCGACAACCTCGGTCATGACGCGGGCCGGGGCGTTGGCGCGGGCTTTCTGCAACCAGCCGATGTTCACATCCTGCAACAGCGGGTTGGCAACGCGGTCGGAGGTGGCGGCGCGGCTGGTGCCGTTCCAGCCGATCATCTGGCGATCAAGGGCGATGCGCTTGAGGATGGTGTCGCGCCATTTGATCTGAAAGTCGGGGAACTTGGCCCACATGTCGAGCAGGGCATAGCGGATGTGGGTGTCGAAGTTGGTCTGGGTACAGAGGTAGCCCACGCCGTCCATGTTGGTGGGGTCCTGGGTGGCGCGGTCGGCGGCGGTGGTATCGGTGGTGCTGGCGATGGTGGAACCCACACCAAGGCCGAGCTTCTCTCCCTGCTGTTCGGTAACCGGCACGATGTTAATACGGCGAAGGAACTCGGAGGAGTCCTGGATTTTGCTTTCAAGTGTCTGCTCCACAGGGGTGGTGACAGCAAACTTCTTGGTCGGGTCGGCGATGCCATTCAGTTCAGCCTGGCGCTGAAGAAAGGCGTTATAAATCTCGCGGGTAGTGTTGCGCATTGCATTCGCTCCTGATTAATTAATCCGTAATATCGG